TATCCGCCAGCCGATGAGGATGACAAATATAGTGTCCTACCGTTTTTCTGGATGCCGGAGGATAACATCGACCTTCGGGTTCGACGCGATCATGTTCAGTATGATTTGTGGGTCCGGCAAGGATACTTGCTGACCACCGAAGGCAATGTAGTTCATTACGGATTCATCGAGCGGTTCATTGAGGATTTGGGCATACGCTACAACATCCGCGAGATTGCATTTGATCGCTGGGGTGCGGTCCAGATGGTGCAGAACTTGGAAGGCCTGGGCTTCACGGTCGTACCGTTTGGCCAGGGCTTTAAGGATATGTCACCGCCGACCAAGGAACTGATGAAGCTGACGCTCGAGGGCAAGCTGGCACACAGCGGTCACCCGGTCTTGCGCTGGATGATGGATAATATCTTTGTTCGCACAGACCCAGCCGGCAACATCAAGCCAGACAAGGAGAAATCGACCGAGCGTATTGACGGTGCGGTGGCAACGATCATGGCATTGGATAGGGCTCTGAGGAATGGCAGCGCAGGCGTCAGCGGTTCTATTTATGATGAGAGAGGGCTACTTGTTATTCTATGATTCTGCATTTAACTACGAATTGAGTGCTAATGGAGCCAAACAAAAACGCCAGATGTTTTCTGGCGCCTATGTATGGGACATAATAATTGGACTAGCGTTCGCAAATGATTAGTTAGCCTTGATTTCTTGGACACCGGTAACCTTACTGGTTTCATCCATTGTAAAAGAGGATTTAACTTCCTCATTGAGGAAATAGACATTGCCATCGACTGTAGCGTCGATAAGCTGGAAATCCTTGACATCCACATAGAGATCGCCTTTAAACGTTCCATGTTGAATGCTGGCATTGGCGCTTTTTATGGTCATCTTTTTAACGGTCAATGTAAAACGAGCTGTTATATTGCGATCAGCATCCTGTGTATATAGGGCAATTTTACGTTGGAGCACGTCATTTCCGGCGGTATCTGTTCTTCCATTCTTAAAATCACCATCTACAACCAGTTCTTTGTCGATCGTTAGGTCTTTGGTTATTGCAATTATCCAAGTTCCATCACTTGAAATTGCTTTTTCAAAATCTGCAGCGTTATCAACAACCGATGCAGAAGCAATAACATCAACTTGTGTGGTTGTCGTTGAAGCAGGGCTGCAACTCGCCAATAGGCTCATGACAACAACAAAGGAGATCAGTAGCATTATTGATTTTATTTTCACAGAAATTCCTCCCCTTGTATTAATGCCCATTCGCATTACCTGAATAATAACGCCTACAGTCAAATATCACAGTGTTGCACGTTACCATATTGCCTTACGTGTTATATGTTACTGATCAAATCTTCCTACAACAAAATGCTTATTTGACCACTATCAACAAAACCACTTCTCATGCCCCTTAGGAGGTGTTTCTATGAATTTATTCAACTTACTCTTTCATTCCCGTGACAAGCCAAAAAACCTACTTCCCGGCAGCACCTACAGCTTCTTTTTCGGCAGCACCTCCAGCGGTAAGGCAGTTAATGAGCGTACCGCCCTGCAGACAACGGCTGTCTACGCCTGTGTACGCATCCTGGCAGAAACTATCGCCAGTTTGCCGCTGCACACTTACCGCTACACAGACCGAGGCAAGGAAAAAGCGCTGGAGCACCCGCTGTACTACCTATTGCATAACGAGCCCAATTCAGAGATGACTTCATTCGTGTTCCGTGAAACCCTTATGAGTCATCTCCTCCTGTGGGGCAACGCTTATGCTCAGATCATCCGCGACGGTCGTGGCCAGGTGATTGCGCTGTATCCGCTATTGCCGGACAAGATGACGGTCGACCGGGCCGCTGGCGGCGAAATAATCTACCAGTACCGTACCGATCGCGGTGTGTATTCTCTTCGCCGTGAGGAGGTGCTGCATGTCCCAGGCCTTGGCTTCGACGGCCTGATCGGTTACTCCCCGATAGCGATGTCCAAGAATGCGATCGGCATGGCCATCGCCACCGAGGAATATGGCGCATCGTTCTTCGCCAACGGTGCCAACCCAGGCGGTGTCCTGGAACACCCAGGTGTCGTTAAGGATCCGAAACGCGTGCGCGAAAGCTGGAATGCGGTTTATCAGGGCAGCAGCAATGCACACCGTGTGGCAGTTTTGGAAGAGGGCATGAAATTCCAGGTGATCGGCATCCCGCCCGAACAGGCTCAGTTTCTGGAGACCAGAAAATTCCAGATCAACGAGATCGCCCGTGTCTTTAGAATTCCCCCTCATATGCTGGCTGACCTAGAGAAGTCCAGCTTTTCCAACATCGAGCAGCAGTCGCTGGAGTTCGTGAAGTACACCCTCGACCCCTGGGTGATCCGCTGGGAGATGTCAATTCAGAAAGCGTTGTTCTCCACGGCAGAGAAGCAGCAGTACTTTGTCCGATTCAACCTGGACGGACTGCTGCGTGGTGATTATGCCAGCCGCATGCAAGGCTATGCCACCGGCCGCCAGAACGGTTGGCTATCTAGTAACGACATACGGGAGCTTGAAAACATGAACCTCATCCCTGCCGATCTCGGTGGTGACTTGTATTTGGTCAATGGCAATATGTTGCCACTTTTTAAGTCATGGAAATATCAAGAAATTAAGGAGGAAGAGAACGAATGAAAAATAGATTCTGGAACTGGATACGCGACAGTGATGATTCAGAGCGTATCCTGCATCTGAGTGGCCCTATCGCTGAGGAGACCTGGTGGGGCGATGCGGTTACACCGAAACTGTTTAAGGAAGAACTACTGGCCGGCAGTGGCAACATCACCGTTTGGATCAACTCACCCGGTGGCGATGTATTTGCTGCTGCACAAATCTACAACATGCTCATGGACTACCCCGGCAATGTCACTGTCAAGATCGACGGCATCGCTGCCAGTGCCGCATCCGTGATCGCCGTAGCCGGCAGGGAAGTGCAGATGTCACCAGTTAGTATGCTCATGGTGCACAATCCAGCCACTATCGCGATCGGCGACAGCGAGGAAATGCTCAGAGCCAAAGCGTTGCTGGACGAGGTTAAAGAAAGTATCATCAACGCGTATGAGCTGAAAACCGGACTGTCTCGCACCAAGCTTTCACACCTCATGGACGCCGAGTCCTGGATGAACGCCAACAAGGCTGTCGAGCTTGGCTTTGCCGATAGCATCATGTTCACAGGCGAGCCACAAGACACAAGCCCGGGACTTATCTTCAGCCGTGCTGCTGTAACTAACTCACTCCTGAGCAAAATGCCTCAGCGTCAGGCAGAGCCCAAACCCAAAGAAAACCAAGAACAACTCACCCACACGATCGAGTCGCTGGAAAAGCGGCTCTATTTAATTCAGCCTTAGGAGGGCCAAACCACATGAACAAGATTTTAGACCTTCGTGAAAAACGAGCAAAAGCCTGGGATGCCGCCAAGGCGTTTCTCGACAGCAAGCGCGGCACCGACGGCCTGATCAGCGCCGAGGACACAGCCGTGTACGAAAAGATGGAAGCGGACGTCGTCAGCCTTGGCAAGGAGATCGACCGGCTCGAGCGCCAGCAGGCACTGGACCTTGAACTCAGTAAACCGGTCAACACCCCTATCCGCAACCAGCCGCACGCAGCCAGCACCGAAGCCAGGACCGGCCGCGCCTCAGACGAGTACAAATCCGCGTTCTGGCGTGTCATGCGCAGCAAGAACGCCTTCGATGTCCAGAACGCCCTGCAGATAGGCACCGATAGCGAGGGAGGGTACCTGGTCCCGGACGAGTTTGAGCGCACCCTGGTCGAGGCACTGCAGGAGGAGAACATCTTCCGCCAACTGGCTCGGGTGATCTACACAGCATCCGGCGACCGCAAGATCCCTGTTGTCGCCTCGAAAGGCACTGCCAGTTGGGTGGATGAAGAAGGCCAGATTCCCGATGCGGATGACGTGTTCGATCAGGTCTCTATCGGCGCGAACAAACTGGCCACCATGATCAAGGTCTCGGAGGAACTCCTGAACGACAGCTTTTTTAATCTGGAAGGGTATATCGCCCGGGAGTTTGCCCGGCGCATCGGCACCAAGGAAGAAGAGGCTTTCTTCATCGGCAATGGCACAGGCAAGCCGACCGGCATTTTCAATGCAACCGGCGGCGCCACGGTCGGTATCACGTCTGTCAGCAGCACTGCCGTCACAGCCGATGAGGTTATTGACCTGTATTATGCCCTGAAATCGCCGTATCGGCGAAATGCTGTGTTCACCATGAACGAAGCAACAGTCAAAGCCATCCGTAAGCTCAAGGACGGTGCCGGCCAGTACCTGTGGCAGCCTTCCCTGCAGGCAGGCACACCCGACACCATCCTCAACCGTCCGCTCAAGACCTCGTCGTATGTACCCACCATGGCTGCCGCTGCCAAGGCAATCGCATTCGGTGACTTCAGTTATTACTGGATCGCGGATCGTCAGGGCCGGTCATTCCAGCGCCTGAACGAGCTGTTTGCCGCTACTGGCCAGGTGGGTTTCAGAGCCACGCAGCGGGTTGACGGCAAGCTGGTCCTGGCAGAGGCCATCCAGGTCCTGCAGATGAAAGCGTGAGGTGACAATGCATGAGTAACGTAAAAAACTACACCGAACAGGGCGGTGAAACAACCGTCATTGGCGGAACACTGGAGATCACATCAACTGGCACACTGGTCATTGACGCTGCTGCTACGGTCGAAGGCGTTGTTTCTGCGCCCATTGTGGATGCACTGAACTCAACGTCTGCTACCAGCGCGCTGTCAGCTAATCAGGGCAAGGTGTTAAGCGATGCCATTGCTGCCAAGACCACTGCCAATCAGGCAGACAGCGAAGCGACCACAATCGCCGGGTTGGTCACAGACTTTAACGCACTCCTGGCAAAACTGATCGCGGCCGGCCTGATGGCTGAGTCGTAATCTAAAAATTTCTGAAAGGAAGGTGCTCGCCTGATGATTAGAATAATTGCTCCCATCACAACAGAACCGGTCACACTGGCCGAGGTCAGGCAGCACCTTCGCCTTCCGGAAGAACCATCCGAGGACGATCTGCTCCTGAGCCTGGTCAAGACAGCCAGGGCGTATTGCGAGAATTTCACCCGCCGCGCTTTGGCTGAACAGACACTGGAAACATATCTGGACCGGTTTCCCGTCAACAGACCTATTCTGCTACCATGCCCGCCGCTTCGGAGCGTTACCGAGATCGGGTACATGGATAGCACTGGAACGGAGACGATCCTGCCAACATCCAACTACCTCGTAGATACAGATTGTGAACCCGGCCGGGTTCTGCCTGGCTTTGGCATGTCCTGGCCGGTGTTCACGCCATATCCCGCATCTCCCATCCGGATCCGGTTCGTCGCCGGGCATGCAGTTCTGCCGGAACCCATCAGGCAGGCGCTGCTCCTACTGGTGGGGCACTGGTACGAAAATCGCGAGGCGACCGGCACAGCCAAGGACCAGACGGCGTTTTCCGTGCACGCGCTGCTGTCGCCGTACCGTGTGGAGGTGTTCTGACATGGAAGCAGGAAAGCTAAGGCACCAGATTACCATCCAAGTTATGAACGCAGATGAGTTATGGTTTGACCTATTAACCTGCCAGGCTCAGGTCAACGGCCTCTCCGGCAGCGAGTACTGGGCGGCATCCGCCGAACAAGCGCAGAACAGCGTAGATTTCATCGTACGCTATGCATCCGTTTTGGCTAGTTTGGCCCCTCAAACCACGCGTATCCTGTTTCGCGGGCAGATCTACGATGTGAAAAGCATCGATAATTTCATGTAC